TTTCCCGCCGCTGGTGCCAGTGCTGATACTAGATTTATCGTGTGTAACGATTTTCCAGCATTGTATACTGAGGACCAAAAGAACGACATGGAGCCCTTTGAGATCACTATTCAACGTATTTGTGATGTTTATCCATTAACGTTTAGGCAGGCTTCCGTTGAGGACAAAGGAAAAGTATTTTCTGAAGTGAAATATTTCTTCGTGACTTTGAATCACCGTAATTTGCGTTTTGGTGGAGAGACTGAAAAATTGCAAAGGCGTTTGGAAGGAGGAGTAATTGTTGACGTATCAGTTGTAGATGCGAAAGGTGCTCCGATGAAGTATGCTAAGATGGCTGCTTTATCACAGCCCCAACGCAACGCAGCTTGGAGATTTACTCGTTATGAGGTGAACTGTGCAGACAACTTTGTCACGTTCACGGAGTCGCAGACGCGTTTTGGCTGGCCCGAATTTTTGATGTATTTTCAGCGAATAGTTGATAAAGATCGCGAATTCAATCTCAAGAGTTTCAACGACTTTCATGAAGGTTCAGAAAAATGTTCGTGTGGTATTCCCATTAAGGCACATATTTTCCCTGTGAGGGAAGAGTCGTGTCCATGGGATGATCAATCCCCGCATGATGGAGCCTTTAGATTCATTACAGGAGATTGCTCTCTACCAGCTAGCAATCGGTTCAAGTATTTTGACGTTGGTGAGCATCCTTTCACTATGGCAGTGTTTGAGACACACATGGACTACATGAGATGGTCCGTAGCTGTCTTCACTATTGCTCTAGTTACGCGCTACGCCAATTGGTTGCAGCTAGCCATCTTTCTATTTTTGTTGGGTGCTATGATGTTGTACTCAACCTTTGTAGGAACCATCGTGGCGCAATATTTTGCTTTTGAGTGGGAGAGAATGGTTCATAGATGTAGAGTGCGAGTAGAAGATGTGGCTATAATGTCTTCCTTTGCGCAGTTTTCTATGGAACAGCTCAAGCACGTACGGGGACTGGTCAGAACGTATTAT